TGAATATCACAAGTATATCTCAGATAAATATCTGCCCTGGTTAAAGACACAATGAAAATATTGATTGCAGGAGACAGTTTCGCTACTGTATGGCCAGGTGCAGAATTAGGTTGGCCTACACTGCTCGCTGCAAAATACAATGTGGTTAATCTAGCACAGGCGGGCATAGGAGAATACAAGATTCTAAAACAAATCGAATCTCAGCATGTTGCAAGTTTTGACATGGTGATTGTGAGTCATACCAGTCCCAGTCGACTGCATACCCCGCAACATCCCATACATAAACAAGGGCTGCATAAAGATTGTGATTTGATTTTAAATGATCTGCTCGATAGGTCTTCATTTAGAAATCCCAGTCTCAAGGCCGCACAAGAATATTTCAAATATCATTATGATGATCAATATCAAATAGACATTTATAATTTAATTAGAAAGCAGATCAAACTGTTAATTACTGTACCCTATATCAGCATGAGTCATATCGATATTGTTAATCAACTTGCAGTAGAAACTAATCATATTAATTTTAGTGGCCTTTGGACTAAGGAAAGAGGAAGTATTAATCATTATACCATTGAAGGCAATTCTAAAATATTTGAAACATTAGAGGACATTATCAGTGAATGAAATTCTGGTTCCGTGGAATAAAGAACAAACTGGGTTTTGGTGGAATGAAACTTGTGCTATGGTATTGGAACACTTTGGCCTGCCAGGCGATCGATATACCAGTCATCCAGAGACCGATCAGATGACATTTAAATTTCATAACGAACAGGATGCTATGATGTGCAAAATATTGTTAAGCGACAGAATATGATCAAATACATTGTTGGATTTATTGTTGCCTGCGTTCTTTGGATAGTTGTACTTTCTCAAATAGAACTACCTGAATATCGAGTGTATGATTGCGGAATGGCCGAATGGCATCCTGATATCCCCATCGATGTAAAAGAAGAATGTCGTAAGCGTAGATATCAAGATTGGAAACATAAAAACGACAATGCCATTTAATTAGGAGTTGAAATTGAAAAATTGGACAGTTACCGTTGAAGAAGATCTCGACACAGGTGATCTTGTTTTGCCGTTACCTCAAGATATGCTCAATCTACAAGGTTGGGTAGAAGGCGACACATTAGAATGGATAGATCAAAAAGATGGTAGTTGGCAACTCAAAAAGGTTGACACAACTAGTGAAAAGAGTGTATAATATACTATGAGCAAAATTAAAATCGCAGAGCTGTTTTACAGCATACAAGGTGAAGGTAGATACATGGGTGTGCCTAGTGTATTCTTACGCACATTCGGGTGTAACTTTAAATGTGCCGGCTTCGGTATGCCTCGTGGGGAAGTAAGTCACGAAGCTACTGACATTGCGGCCACACATAAAATGATTACGCCTTTTACAAAGTATGAAGACTTGCCGTTAGTTAGTACAGGATGTGACAGCTACGCTAGTTGGCATCCTGACTTTAAAGAGTTGTCGCCTATGCTTACTAGCGAAGCAATCGTAGAACGAATTATGGAAATTATTCCGTTTGAAGAATGGCGTGATGAACATCTGGTTATCACAGGTGGCGAACCTTTGCTAGGTTGGCAACGTGCTTATCCTGACTTGCTAAACAATTCTAAAATGCGTGGCTTGAAAGAGATTACCTTTGAAACAAATGGTACTCAGAAACTTACACCGGAGTTTAAAGAATATTTGAGAAAGTGGAATAGCGAGGTAGGCAAAGAACTTACATTTAGTGTAAGTGCTAAACTTCCATGTAGCGGCGAAGTGTGGGAAGAAGCAATTCTTCCAGAAGTAGTTTGTGAATACGAACAAGTTGGTACAGCATACTTGAAGTTTGTTATTGCCACAGAACAAGACTTTGCTGATGCCGAGTGCGCTATTGCCGCTTATCGTAAGGCAGGATTTAAAGGACATGTTTATCTAATGCCAGTTGGCGGTGTAGAAAGTGTCTACGCATTGAACAATCGCAACGTGGCAGACTTAGCTATGAAGAACGGACTAAGGTATAGTGATAGATTGCAAGTGCCGTTATTTAAAAACGAGTGGGGTACATGATGAGACGATTTGTAGAAAAATTATTTGGCATTGACAAGATTAAGGCTGAAACAGAAGCGGCTGTAAAGTTAGCCGAAGAATCAACAAAGATTGCTAAAGACGCAGTTGCGGCCGCTGAACGTGCTGTAGAAGCAGAAGAAACTGCTAAACTAAGTCCAAAAGATCGTGCTACTAAACTAAAAGAACCTTGGGTAGGTGTACTTAACACTCACGTTAATAAAGATAATATCCGCAATGGCTTTTTTGAGCTTGACTGGAACGAGCAGTTTGTGTTAAAATTAAAGCAAGAAGGATATGGTTTCGACGGCGATAAAGACGAAGAGATTGTAGATCGTTGGTTCCGTGAACTATGTGCTAATGTAGTAGTTGACGGAGATTTTGGCGGCGCTGTAAACACTGGCGTTATTGATATTAATTCTGTTAGAAAAAATAACCTATGACATATATTTTAGTTGATACTGCAAACACTTTCTTTCGTGCAAGGCACGTTATCAACGGTGATGCCGATATCAAGTTAGGCATGGCATTTCATATCACTCTAAACAGTATTAAAAAAGCATGGCAAGACTTTGAAGGTACACATGTGGTATTCTTCTTAGAAGGTCGTAGCTGGCGCAAGGATTTTTACAAGCCCTATAAGGCACAACGCACTGCTGCTCGAGCGGCACATACAGAACGTGAAGCAGAAGAAGAACGTGTGTTTTGGGAAGCCTTTGATACATTTAAAGATTTTGTCACAGAAAAGACTAATTGCACAGTATTACAACATCCTAGACTTGAAGCTGATGATTTGATTGCGGGCTGGATACAGAGTCATCCTAGCGACAACCATGTGATTATTTCGACAGACACAGATTTTGTACAATTAATTGCACCTAATGTAAAACAATACAATGGCGTCACAGAAATCACCATCACGAACGAAGGCTATTTTGATAAAAAGAATAAGCCCGTCATTGATAAAAAGACTCAAGAAATCAAAGCGGCTCCAAACCCACAATGGTTACTCTTTGAAAAGTGTATGCGAGGTGATACCTCAGACAACGTATTTTCTGCATATCCGGGAGTACGTGAAAAAGGCACAAAGAATAAGGTTGGTCTCCGTGAAGCGTTTGCCGACCGAGACACAAAAGGATATTCTTGGAACAACATGATGCTTCAGCGTTGGTCCGACCATAACGGAGAAGAGCATCGTGTGCTCGAAGACTATGAACGTAATCGGCAACTGATTGACCTAACTGCTCAACCAGATGATATTCGACAGATTATAACAGACACAATTACCACCGCTACCCAGGCTAACAAAAATGTCAGTCAGGTAGGAATTAGATTAATGAAATTTTGCAATCTGTATGATCTTAAAAAGATTGCAGATCAGGCACAGGCTTACGCTGAGCCACTTAATGCGAGGTACACCCTATGACCGATTTACATGCTAAACCAATTATCGAAAACAAATTTTGGATTGTTGAAAAAGACGGTGCAAAGTTTGCCACACTGAGAAAGAACGAAGACAATCGATTTGTTCTCAGCAACGAACTAGGCATCAAAATTTATAACACCAAGGAAAGTCTAACTAAACAATTTGGTAAAGATTTCTTTGTGGCAAAAATTCTTAAAGAAGCAGACAACGCACTGCCAAATGAAGTTCATGGCTACTCAACAAGTACTGAACCGCACAATGCCATGTTCGATATCAAACGCAAACTACCTTTGTTTACAAAAAGCGGAGACTCAAAGAGTCTGTATTGTGCTGGCTACTATGTAATTAAATTTGACAAGGGATGGGTCAAGAGTTTTTGTCCAAAGTTGATCACCTTGCAAAGATACACCTATCAAGGTCCCTTTAGAACTGAACTAGAGATGCGGCAGGTGCTGACAAATGTCTCAAAATAATTTACCTACAAATCTTCCAAGTGTAGAAAGATTACTGGCCAGAGTAGCTGCCGCTGAACGTAGTCAGCAAAAAGACATTAGAATATCAATACAAGAAGCTAAAGACTTAACCGCTGAATTAGCAGTATTAACGTCTAAGTTAGGTCGCACTGTTCAAGAAATACATGCTATGCTAGCGGAAATACGAGAATCGACCACTAAAATTGACGTTAAGTTCGATGGAGGCGGGTTCGGTTCTTGATAAATATATACGTGGTTAATTAGGAAACACGTATTAAGATGAGCAGACCAAAACCCAAAGTTATACTAGAACATGCCAACAAGGACACTTTTAAGATTGAACAAATTCTTGAGAGCGATGCCATCTGGGCTGTGTTTTATAAAGGCGAGCCATTCAATCTAAAGAGTGGTAGTCTAGTGGCTAGCTATCCCGGTCCTAAATACAAAAAAGTTTCATTTAGCAATCCTGGCCATGCACACAACCTTGCAAAAAAACTTAATCGACTTTTCAAGACTCAAGACTTTGCAGTTTATAAACTCAGTCAAGGTGAAAAGATAGAGTAAGATATGGACCGTAAGGATACCTATACTTCGGTATTCCTCAAAGCTGCGGGACAACCGCATGATGCTGAATACGTCAAAAAATTTCGTGCCGTTTGGTGGTACAGCACTCGAGGTAAAGATGTTGGCGGACTACGTATGACAGACCAGTGTCTAGAATTTGTAGAAACTAAATCAGAAATCAAAACTTACAAAATAGAACTTCCAAAAGATCTAACAATAGGACCGCAAGTTCTAGTTTGGATGGATCAATATTTGGATTCACCTTTCCATTTACAAAAACGATATATCAAGGTATTATCGGAAAAATCGGCCTTTGAACTGTATCTATTTGCTGGCGATGTTAGAAAAATGGGTTCTGCAAAAGCCTTGAATAAAAGATTAAGCCAAGAATCCGTTGGCTAAAAAATATTTCTATTAAATATCACTATGTTAAAACTTAATGCTCTTGACATCCTGAACCGCAGACAGCTTGATGCTGTGGCTCCACATTTTGCAAAGATAAAACTTGCAGAAGGTGATCTGTTTGGTACTGAAGTTGAAACTTGGATTAAATCCAAACTTGCAGGAAGATTCTATATAAAACGTCAGCCTAGTGTTGCCCAGGACGGCAAATTAAAGACTGCCACTTATGTAGGATTTGAAGATCATAAAGAATTAACTTATTTTATGTTAGCATGTCCACATATAAGGAGAAACACATGACCGAAGAAGTTAAAGCACCAGAAGCAGCAGCCGCTGCTCCAGAGACACAACCAGCAGCACCCGATTTGAATATTAACGACTTGTCCGCACTAAGAAGTATCTTGGATGTAGCCAGTCAACGTGGAGCGTTCAAAGCAGCCGAACTAGAAGCAGTTGGTAAGATTTATAATAAACTTAACTCATTCTTAGAAGCTGTCACTAAAAAGGATCAGTGATGAAATCATTAAAACACGTAGGAAAAATGAAAAAAGCAGGTTCTAAGGTGTTGGTAGCTTTTAGAACATTGCCAGGCGAATCCAATCAAGCATTGGTAATTCCAGTATCTAGTCTGTCAGACAACTATCATGACGATATCATGAAGTTGGTTGAAACTACTGAAGCACAGGCAGCATTTGAATTTGGTGAAGTATTATTTACAAGATCATTTTCCGACGGCCGTCCAATGTTGCAGGCTCTAAAAGCTGATAACAGAATGGCCAAGGTTCCTACAGACGATGTTTTGATGATGCCGTCGCCTGGTAGCGAAATTGCTCTTCACCAGCTTAATACACTTATTGCTGAACAAAAAAACTGTGCAGTAGATGACTTATGTACATTTGTTTCTGGTTTTAAGAAAGATACTCCGGAAGTTCAAGAACTTGTAACGGTTAAAGACCTTGCTCCTCCGCCAACACCTGCAGTGGTACCTCTCAAGGCAGCCGCTAATGCAGTTTTATCTGATAAAGATATTGCTAAAAGCTATCGCAGTCAAGCTGATTCGATGTACAAAGAAGCTGCCCGTCTACGTAAAGAAGCAGACGACTTGGACCCCCCTGCAAAGAAAATAGTAAAGGCCAAAGAAGCCGAAAGTGCCTAAACCGTTATTTAAACCGCCAAAGCATCTTGTTCAGGAATGGCCAGAAGTTTTTGAAGATCTTTATATGAATACCATGCCGGTTCACTACCTAGAATCAATTAGGTTGGAATTTGGCAATGGTAGAATATGGGAAATTAATATTGCTGAACAGCTGTCTAGCAGTCACAGCGATATAGTTGCCAATAGATTGGTAGAAACATTTGCTGAATACAAAGACGAAATCACAAAAATAGATTTCAAAGTAAATATAGATAAATTAAAGGCAGATATAGGACAAGAAACAAAACGAATACTAGATTAATTTATTAATTTGTTCTGCAAATTCTTTATGTGTTTTTTCTGTAAAATGATGATTAGGTAATACATACTCTGGGTTAAGATCGGCCATTTTTAAAACAATAGGAATAATTTTTTTGTAAAACTGTAGCTTTTCTTTATATTCAAAATTAAATGTTGTTAACCCATTGTTCCAAAGACATGAATCAACAAAATATATATTACATCCGTTAGTTTCAAAAAACAATTTTGCAAGAGACAATACAGAGATAGATTTTACTAATCGATCATAATCTTTTATTTTAAAGAAAAAATTAAAAACATCATTTTCCATAAATGATGGAGATATTTTATTTTCAAAGTGTCCGGAAGTCCAGCTAGCATAATTATATTCATTTCTATAATTAACATCATACATAGGATATCCCATTCTATTATAAGAAGTAACCATAATTATAATCGATATATTATCAGATTTATAATTATTTTTTAAATTACAAAAAGTATCTATTGCTCTGTGAACAATTTCTTCATTAGATATTCCAGGCCCTGAACAATTTATTACATCTGTATCAGATAGTAGTTGTTCTAAATGAGCAGGCCATGCTCTTTTCTTACACTCTGATTCATAAAAATTTTTCTTAATTTTATCTTGCCATAACGGTAGAGTTTTTTTTTGTAATTTTTCAATTATTTTTTTACGTTCATCCGTCATTTCTTGATTATTAGGATATAGTATACTGGTATAACCTTCTACAAAAAGATCGCCTGCAAGCTCATCGCCTGCTGTATAACTATCGCCCGAACAAATAATTAATTTAGATTTTGACATTATTCAATATGTATATTTGTAATTTTAGATTCTGTTTTTAAAATGTTTCTAATTTTTGTTGGAGATAAATCTGTGGTATTCAATGTTGCTGCGATGTATCTAGAATTTCCAGCCCTAACATCTCTTTTTTCCCAATTTGTTCGTTGTTTGAACCATTCGTAATTGTTATCAAACCATCTCCAAAATTCTTCTGCAGGTTCTGTTCTAACATTTTTACCAAACCATATTACAAAATCTGCAGAATATTGCGTATACGGAACAAATACATTATCAGATAAAATATCATTGCTACTCCATATAGCATGCGGATCTTTTCCTATATGATGATAGGTTAGAAATATATCGCCAAAATTTCTGTTTTTGTCAGTCAAAAGATATTCGCTGTCTTCAAATGTTTTACCGTAAGAAGTATCCCATGCAACATGAGTGTTGGGAAATTTTTGTACATATTGACTCGGTATTTCTGATTCTAAGCTGTGTAATGACATATGTAAGGTATGCAAAACATGGGTTATATCTTGTGCATTTGCAAACCAATCATGTAGACTGTTTAGATCCTGTAAATTTATAGTATCTATTGTAGGAAAATTAGGAATTAAATTTATTTTTTCTTTTAATAAATTTATAGAATCTCTGACGGACTCATAATAGTACTGTTTGGGATTTGACATAAAATGAAAATTCATTACTTTGGTGGGTAATTCTTTAGTAATCATTTCCTGTACCAGTGCTGCCCATTTTTGTGCAAGAGGTTGAGGTTTTATATTCCATTCTAATTGAATAGAATTATCAAATTCAATTATTAATTTTTGTTTCATCATATATAGTTTTACACAAATTATAAAAATCAGTATATTCAGGAAACACTTCTAAAAGATTAGTTCCTAATCGTCGATCGTTTTCTGTAAAAAAACTATAAAAATCTCTACGGCCTTGACGAATCTTTTCTTTGCTTACTGGATTTTCTCTCATATAATCCGTAACTCTTTTAAACTTTTCATATTCAATTTCTGTAAAGTAATCTCGATTATCTCTAATGAAATCAAGATTAGAATCCATATACTGCAAGAAATCATCTGTTAATATGTTTATCATCCAGTGAGGCGGTTCTTTCAAATATGGCATGTCTAAACTGATTGCTTGTTTTCCATATTTCTTTCGCCACTCAATGCATTTTTCTAACAGAGATCTAAAATTAGTTACACACAATACATTAAATGTAATCATAAAATTAACTGATATTCCTAGCTGTTCGATGGCCTGTATCATATTTCGTTCCCAGTGATCGCACTTTAATCCTGTACGCATATACTCTGCCTGGGGTCCCCACGAATCTATACTAGTGAACAAACTGAAAGACTTAATCTTTTTTTGAGTTATTAAACTATTAACTCTAGTGTACAATCTATCAACTTTTTCAAATGTCACTCCTAGATTACTGTTAATACTAACTTCTAGATTAGGCGCAGGTTCGTTTTCTAATAGTTCAAAAAACTGCATGGCCCCCGGATTCATTAATGGCTCACCACCGGTAATTCTTAAAGTATGCAAATCATTTTTTAAACTTGGCCACCACTTCCAAAATGCTTCAATGTAAGGATTTTCTTCTTTGGGTGCATAGTATGTTCCTGTTTTTAAAAACTCAATACCGTATTGATTATATGTTAAATCGTAATTACCATGCTTTTTAATTTCTTCCATCCACATCGAACTAGCCTGTGGGCCGCAATAGCCGCAACGATAATTGCAACCATTGCCAAAACTAACTTCAAGATATCTAGGATTGATCGGAGCATCCCATGGAAGCTCTGCTATTTTTTCAATTATAGGCTCACTGAATGTACTAGAACTGTGTAACATTCTATCACTAATATGGTCGCCATCTAGGTCTTCAATATTCCAACAGTAGTAACATTCCTGAGGACGTTCGCCTTCTAGCATTTTTTTACGCTGTTCTTTTTTCCATTTGGTATTGTGTAATGCTGACACGTCTATAGCAATTTCATCTAGTCCTATGTGATGGGGACGAGGATGATAACAACTATGGTTATCTCCGGTATGCAGATACAAGGTTTGATGCAACCATTTCATTGTACAGAAGCTGGGACTTACTGCATTTAATCTATCTCTAACATCTTTTACAAATTGTATTCTATTCATTTTGTCCCTTACTTTGAATCCATAAATTATTTAATTCAGGAAAAATTTTTTGAAAATCTGTGCCCCTTCTTCGATCGTGTTCTAAAAAATAAAGATAGAAGTTTTTAATAGCTATTTTGTCATCAAACGGAGTTAGCGTAATCCAATCAATCAACCGTTGCACTTTACTAATTTCGTAATCTTTAAAACCTTTAAATCTATTGCTTTCAGTTTCTTTATTCTGTTGCATAAACCCAATGGACTCTTCAAGCACAGTGACCATGTCTTTAGCCATTCTAGGATCCATCCAATTAGGGCTTGATAATTGCGGAATGTCAAACCATATTAATTGTCTATCCACATTAAACTCGTTTCTTAGTGCATGAATATTTTTTACATACTCTAGCCAGCCCGAAAAACTTAAAACATTAAATGTTACAATAAATGTTAAACTGTGTTTTTTTCCCTTAATTAAATATTCTCTAATATTTTTATTTAGAATATCAAAATTAAGACCGTCCCTAATGTATTCGGCCTGAGGTCCCCAACTGTCTAAACTACAAAATAACATGAAGTGATCTATTGCAAATGAAACACTATCTAATTCGTTTATAAAGTTGTTCCATTGATTGCCAGGCGGGCAGCAATTACTAGTTATACTTAGATGCAAATCTTTTTTAGGATTATTCTTAACGTAATCAAACATACGAAACGTATTCTTGTCCATTAACGGCTCACCGCCCGTCATACGGAATGTTTGTAGTGTTGGGTAAATTGTAGGCAACCATTCCCAAAACGCTAGTAAGTAAGGATTATCAGGACTGTTATTTGGCATGGATTTATCTTTCATCCATGTCAAATCATTGTGAGATCTGTCTGTTAATTTATACGGCCCGTTTCTTTCAATATCTTGTTGCCAAGCTGTACTAAGATGAGGACTACAGTAAGTACATCTAAAATTACAGGCTTGATTAAAATTCACTTCAACGTATCTAGGTTTAGGATTTCCTTGATGCCCGAGTGCTATTGCTTCTCTAATTAATCCTGGACTCCAGCTATCTAAACTGCGATAGGGCCTATCACTGAGATTATTTCCGCTATCTTCTATTTCCCAACAAAAATTGCATTCTGAAGGCCTAGTACCTTCTAGCATTTTCTTGCGTTGTTCTTTCTTATATTTTGTATTATGTAATGCACTTACATCAATTTTAATTTCTTCTAAAGGAACATGATGACTTTTTGGATGATAACAACTATGGGTTTGACCTGTAGGAATGTGTATGCTTACATTATACCATTTGGCCAGACAAAAACTTGGGCTAACTTTGTTTAACTCAGACAACATGTGTTCTGACTTGAGCATATAGACAGATTCAAATTTTCCATTTATAATTTTTACTTCGTCGCCTTTGATATTATCTGCCATTTTCAAATTTATCCTTAAGCCAATCAAAATCGTTAATTTTAGATAATGCTTGTAAATTTCCTATATTGTTTTCTCCGTATTTTTTCCCTTCTATCGCACCGTCTATAGCATATTCTCCGTATTTGTTTTCTATTCCTTCTGTACACCAAATTTGTAATCTATGATCAGTTTCCTTATCATAATATCTATCAATCACATTACTAGATAATTTTACACATTCTCTAAATGCACTTCTCCATGTGGTAAAAGGATCAGTATTAAATTGTGTAATATTGCTAACCGTGGGCATAACTTTAAAGTTGTTACTTATAGAAGTTGTCATGTCTGGTTTTGTTAGATCCATGTTCAGTGTTAATTTTTTAGGAAACAGTTTAATACCACCATACCCATATGTTAAATTGTTTATAGGATTTTGACTTTTCCATACATGTACAGTTTCGTTAAAGTGATTTCTTTCTTGCAAATTGTAATAGGGAATTTGCGGCACTGTAAATTCAAAATCTTCTAATACTTGTGCATCTCCATCAACTATCCAAAACATTTCTGATGTAGATTCTTTGGCTGCTTGTAAGTGTGCTTGATGTATTCCTTTTACACCGTGTATTCTTTTAGCAAATGGAACTTTTGTTAACAGTGCTTTATAATTTTCATCTGCATTAGATTCATTGTACGAAATAAAAAATATATCAAATATTCGAGGAATCGATGCAACTATATCTATTTCTTTTTTTTCTACATAAAATCTGTTCTCAAATTCTCGTTGAGTGACTTTAACTGTTCTTGGAAAAATACAAATGCCGTCAAAGAACTTTCCGTTTTTAAATACGTGAGGAATATGTTGTTCATACTTAGGAACTTTAAAATCAAATTTAAATTTAGAATTTACAACCACTTCTTTCCATACTACCCAAAACATATCAGTTGTTGCAGTTTCTATAGCATTTAAGTATTCATCATAGGTGTCTATGTAATATATATCATATGGTTTAGGATGCGATGCTACAATATCTATTTCTTTTTTTCCGTTGACAAAAAATCTGTTCTCAAATTCTCGTTGGCTAATATTAGCTGTTTTAGAAATTAAATAAACACCGTCAAAAAATTCACCATTTTTATATATATGAATGTAATTATTATCCCATTGAGACACTTTATAAGAAAAATCAAAAGATTCATCAACTAACAAATCTTCCCAAACTACCCAAAAAAACTTTGTAAATGCTTTTGATTTTATTTGATCAAAAGATGTTACGTTGTCTATTTTTTGTGATCGTGGATATCTTTTTTTAAAAGTTTGCCAGTAGTTGTTACATACTGCAGATTTGCTTACAAGAAAAATATCATACATTTTTTAAATAGGTATTAGATAAATTCATTGTTTCTATATAAAGATCCAATGTGTACTTGCTGTAGCGAGCGTCTAGCCAAGGCCAGTCTAATCCTAGACCCATTTTTATTTTTTCGCCTAAATTTTTAATTTCGTCTACTAGACCAGTATTGTTTACATCTTCATATGGTTTACCGTATTGATTCCATATGTCTCTAAGTATTTCAAAATCTCGAACATCAACATAATTCCATTCAGTGCAATTTGCCATCCATGTTCCTAGTCTAGCACCATAAACTGCATAAATTCCATTTTCTTCGTGGGTTCCAACAGTTGACCACATGCGCAGTCTATGAATATTATGCCACCATATACGTTCTTTAATTTCCATAGGAGGAACTTTAATACCGTCAAACAATGTCATTTTAACACCTTCACGGAATCCTGCTCGCCATGCTTGGAACGGTGATCCTGTAATTACAGTTTCACTATAACATTCTTTGAATTGACGATATCCATCTTCCCAACAAAAATCAACCTGGGCTCGTTCACTCTCACTAGCTTCGTGAGTTTTCATGTTAAGAATAAAATCTTTTCGCCAAATTTTTAATCCACCGTTACCATAGAGCAACCCATTTAATCTGTTTCTTCCTAACCAGCTGTATACTTGAATCTTTGGATCAGTGGTGTCTATTTCAACATTAAAAAATTTAGAATCTACAATGTTGTCAGCATCCACGGTAATTACCCAGTCTGTTTCCGACAATTCTGCGGCCCGCTTATGAGCTGCATCTGATCCTTTTACGCCGTGTACACGTTTGGCCCATGGAACTTTGGCACACAGATCTGCATAGTGTAGGTCTGCATTGGGTTCGTCGTAGCTTAAAAAAACTATGTCAAGTTCAATTGTTTTCATTTATAAAAATATATTTTTTAAAAAGTCGTCTAGTGTAAACGCTAAATTTTTTAGGAGAATCAATTTCAATTGAAAAATTTTCTTCGATTAATTTACTGAGTTTTACTGTAAACATGTTGTGCAAAATATTTGGATCATTGTAATCTGTAATAAAAAAATTCATTTCAGTTTCTCCATTCCAAAAAATGCGTTTTCCTTTCCTATACTTTTCGTTTAAAATTATAGAAATGGTATTATTATTATTTGTTATGTAAATGTCTGCATCCGTGATGTTAGACCATTTTGCGTCCACTACTCTGTGTAATACATCGTCAATGCTTGTTAATGATTTTATTTCTATAATTTCTAAATTGCCGGATTCTAAATCTACATGGCAATTAAAAATAGAAGTTGTTCCGTCATTTATTGATTCAGCAGTCTCTTGATCAATTTCTATCTTATTTTTTATTGTATCTGCAGATGATCCTGGATATATTCCAAGAACTTTTCCGTTGTCGAGATCATATTTTGCCCAGTATTGTATTTTGTTGGCGTTGACGATTTTGATCCATTCGTCAAAATCCATTAGTTCTTCCATGCTATTTCCTCTAAAATACTTACAATTTCATCTGTTATTAAATTTTTATTCACATAATGAACTATATCTGTCTGCTGGTAATTTCCTAATTTTAAATTACCGTCTACATTTAAATAAAATCCAATATGATCAGTCCAATCATTCGAGGGCCATGGCCAATTTTGTACCATTGGTTTCATATGAACTACTTTGGGAAATTCTAAACTATAACTAATTTCATTTTCAATACCTAACAGTTTAGCACTAAGAGCAAATGCTTCGTCAGTGCCAACAACTTTTGGTTTTCTGTTCGACAGATAAAGATTAGAAAACTCTGTAGGATTTTTTATAATCCACCTACCCAGAGAAAAAAACTCTTCAACTAATTTTGAATCTTGTTTAAAAAAAGTGTAAAAACTATATAAATTTGGTAACGAATTATCTGTAAATGCTCTTCTATAAAAATCGTTGGTAATTAATTCTCCTCGATATGTATATGCTTTAGGAGCAATATACAGCTCAGAATTTTCTATAAAATAATCTATCCAGTGACTATAATCTCTAGTGAATAACATATCTGCATCTAGGCAAACTGTATATTCAAAAGGAGATAGTTTATTCATCCACGACCTTCCGTCCCAAAAAGTTTCTTTGTTCCATTCAATCACATGATCAAACACCCATGAGCTTTTTAAATCTTTAATTTTTTTTGTATCGTCAATTACCAATGCAACATGACCGTA